GAAGTAATCTATCTATCTTTCTATTTATATTAGAACAATAAAGTTATTATGTTATGGCTAAGAATGCCCACCACGAAGATGCAGTCTTCAAGGCAAAGAGGAAACCAAAAGGTCCTATCAGGTTTCAATTGCAACTCAATGATGAACAGAAAGAAGCTAAATCTCTTATTTTAGAAAACCCAGTTACTATTTTGAAGGGTATGGCAGGTTCAGGAAAGACTTTAGTAGCCACTCAGGTAGCATTAGATCTTTTATTCAGGAAGGAAGTAGAGAAGGTTATTATCACTCGTCCAACAGTATCTAAAGAAGATATTGGCTTCTTACCAGGAGATATTAGGGAGAAGATGGATCCTTGGTTAGCTCCTATCTATCACAATCTCTATGCATTGTACAATAAAGAAAAGATTGACAAGGAGATAGAGTTAGGTAATATTGAGATTGTACCATTTGCTTTTATGAGAGGAAGGACTTTTGTAAAGAGTTTTGTTATTGTTGATGAAGCACAGAATGTAACTCATGGTCAGATGGAAGCTGTACTTGGAAGATTAGGAAAAGGAAGTAGAGTTGTGGTATGTGGAGACTTAGCACAGATTGACCTAAAGAAGAGGTCTGACACTGGATTTTCTTTTCTATCAAGGATTGAAGAAGCAGTACCAGGGTTCAAGATATTTACTTTAGAGAGGAACCATAGACATGAGATAGTTACTCCTATTTTAGAAGTTTATCAAACCTTCAGGGATTAGGTCTTGTAATCTATTTATTAACAAACTATTACTATGTCTGATATTGTTATTTGGGAAGGGTCACAATCATTCTCTCCTGGAGACACTCCATTTGCATTTTATGATCAAGACTTAGACTTTCAGCAAGATGCTGATAAGGTCATAAGATACTGTGCAACAAGACTAGGATATTTACAGTTAGATGTAGAGCTGAATGCTAACTCCTACTATGCTTGTTTTGAAGAAGCAGTAACCATTTATGGTAATGAGATTTTCCAATACAAGATCAGAGAGAACTTTATCTCTATGGAAGGAGCTTCTTCTGAAGGAACTGCTAACAATAAGTTAGTAAACTCTTCTTTAGATAGAATCATCAGTATTACAGATCAGTATGGTACAGAAGCTGAAGTAGGAGGTAAGGTAACTAAGTACACAGGAGCCTTTGATGTTACAGTTGACCAGCAGGAGTATGATTTAGATGCCTGGGCATTAGAGCAAGGTATCACAGGAAGTATTGAGGTAAGGAAAGTATTCTATGAATCACCACCTGCTATCTTGAGATACTTTGATCCTTATGCAGGAACTGGTACTGGTGTTCAGTCTTTGATGGATGCATTTGACTTTGGATCATATTCACCAGGTGTAAACTTCTTATTGATGCCAGCATCTTTTGATGCACTAAAGATTCAAGCTATTGAGTTCAATGATCAGATCAGAAGATCAGCTTACTCTTTTGAACTAATAAACAATAAGTTAAAGATCTTCCCTATTCCAAAGACATATGGAAAGATGTTCTTTGAGTATTACAAGGATGTAGAGAAAGCCAATGCAGGATTTGTAGATGGAGAAGGACTTATCACTAATGTAGGTGAGGTACCTTATGAGAATCCTGTTTATGCAGATATCAACTCTGTAGGTAGACATTGGATTTACAACTACACTTTAGCATTAGCAAAGGAGTTATTAGGATATGTAAGAGGGAAGTACACTACTATTCCAATCCCTGGAGCAGAAGCTACTTTGAATCAAGCAGACCTATTAGCAGATGCTAGAACAGAACAAGAGAGGTTACTAACTCAGTTGAGAGAGATGTTAGAGCAATCTTCTAGAACTGCACAGTTAGAGAGAAAAGCTGGTGAAGCTAGAAGTACACAAGAGATTGTGAATGGGATACCACTAACCATTTATGTAGGATAATGGCAGACTTTACACAATATGAAACTCTCTTCTTCATCAAGTACAAGGAGGATGCAAAGATCTCTGATCTACTAAAGATAGTGAGAGCATTACCTTATGTTGATGTAGCAAACAACAAGAGTGATAAATCAGATTCTAGACCACAAGGTTTGATTCTGATAAAAGTGATAACAACTAAGTCTGCAAAAGAGACCTTTGATATGGTTAGAGATGCAGCCTTGAAACAGATACCTGATATTACAACTTTCAAATACTCTGAAAGACATATTGAAGGAAAAGAGATATGAGTTTATTTGGTAGCAGAAGAGATTTTAACTTATTCAGTAGGATAAACACTGAACTCTTAGGAGATGTTATGGAACAGGAGATCCTGTATCATAAGATATCATTAGGAGACACATCAGCTAATCTTTATGGAGAAGCAACTGATAAGATTTACCTACCAGCAGTAAAGTTGAACTGTAGAATAGAAACTCAGCAAGGAGCAACAGAGGACAGTGAATTTGGTTCTGATTACTCTAAGTTAGTAGATTACAACTTCTTGAGAGACCACATGGTAAAAGCTGATGTAGTTCCTGAGGTTGGAGATATTATTGAATGGCATAATAACTTCTATGAAGTAGATACTGTTATTGAGAATCAATTCTTCTTAGGTAGAGACAACAACTACCAGTTAGAGAGAAGGAATGATAAGTTTGGAACAAGTGTTTCTTTCTTATGTAAAACTCACATGACAAGAGCAGACAAAGTAGGATTATCAAAACAAAGACTATGAAACTAGCAGATATTATAAAAGAAGAGAGTTGGGATGACAGTAATCCTGATTTCAAAACCAAACACTATGACACTGATGATGATACAGGTCAGATGTCATGGAAGGTTGAGTACACTCCTTTATCTGGAGTAAACAAGTCTATTGAAGCAGCTTATCAAGACTTCAAGAAAGCTATTAGAGAGTTTCCTGAAGATCAAAGATTAGAAGAGTTGTTTGAAGAGTTTGCCTCTTTCAAGAGAGGTTACAGAACTCACTTCAATAGAAAGTACAAAAAATAATGTCAACAAAAAAGCCTACACCACAAACTCCAGCTCAAGCAGTACAAAAGGAGTTAGGTACTCCTTCTACTCAAAAGAACAGGGGTCATGATACTTCTCTAACAGGAGACAGTAAACCTTTTTCTGTAGGTCTAACTGACATAGATACTTCAATAGTTTATTATTTCAACAATGTAATAAGACCTTCAGTGGTACAGAATGGTAGGAAACTCAATGTACCTATTATTTATGGATCACCAGAGAGATGGAAATCTGTACAGGCTGATGGATATTACAGAGATAAGGAAGGAAAGATTCAGGTACCTTTGATTATGTTTAGGAGAACTGGATTTGAAAAGAATAGAACTCTAACCAATAAGTTAGATGGTAACAATGCAAATAATGTACAGTTATTTGAACAGGGTTACTCAAGAAAGAATATTTATGATAGATTCGCAAGACTAAACAACAGAAAACCTGTAAAGGAATATGCTGTAGTAGTCATGCCTGATTATGTAACAGTTCAGTATGAATGTATTATCTGGACTGATTATGTAGAGCAAATGAATAACATTGTAGAGGGTGTAAACTTTGCTGCAGATAGTTACTGGGGAGATCCTTCTAAGTTTCAGTTTAGATCTAAGATAGACTCCTTTGCAACATCAGTAGAACTAAACACAGGTCAAGACAGATCTGTAAAGACCACCTTCAACTTAGAGATGAATGGATACATTATTCCAGATACTATCAACCAGAGTATTGCACATTCTAAGAAAGCTTATTCCACAGCACAGGTTAGTTTTGGATTAGAGGTAGAAAGAAGAGTATATGAACTGTAGTAGTCTAAAGATAGTAGGACTATTTATTAAAAACCTGAAGGTAGAATGGCAATCAACTTAACATTAAGAAGTGAAAAAGGTGCACCACTAACTCACCAGGAGCTAGATGCTAACTTTTTAGCACTCAGTGCATCATTAGGACAGGTAGTTTCAGATGCTTCAGGATCTGGAACTTTCCTTGTATCTTCCTCTTTGAGTGGAAGTACTCTAACCTTTGAAAAAGGAGATGGAAGTACTTACTCACATGAGTTACCAATCAACTTATTCCCAAATCAAAGATTCCCGTTCACAGGATCTACAAACTTTTCTATTTCACATAGTTTAGATTCCAAGGATGTTCTTATTGAGATTTACCAAGAGAATGGATCAGGGTATGATGTTATTACTCCAACCACTACAACAGTAGTTGACAACAATAGTATTGATTTAGTCTTTGCAGGTGCAACCACAGGGTATGCAGTAGTAGGATTAGGAGGAGTATCTAAAGTAATAGAAACTCAGATAGAGAGTGCATTTGTAGAATCTGGATCATTTATTATATCTGGATCAGTATCAGGAAGTACTATTTACTTACACCCTGTATCAGGATCACCTTTAGAGTTACAAATAGACATAACACAGGATACTGGATCTTATGTATTATCAAGTGATACAGGAAGTTTTGTTGTATCTAGTAGTTATGACTCTACTACTTCTCAACTTACTTTTGTACAAGGAGATGGTAGTTCAGTAGTTTACACCTTAGCAACAGGATCAGTATCTTCTTCAATAGATACAGGATCATTTGTTGTCAGTGCTTCCTTTGATACAGGTAGTAACACACTATCAGTAGAGTATGGTAATGGTAATACTGATAATCTCTCACTTGCATCACTAACAGGATCTGCATTTGACACAGCAGTATTTGTAGGTACTTCTCTTGTTCTTACAAATGGAAAGGATGAAGACACAGTTATTGATTTATCTGCCCTAACAGGTAGTTCTTCTGACACTGGAAGTTTCATGGTTACTGGAAGTGTTTCTGGTAATGTATTTACTTTCACAAAGGGAGATGGATCAACATTTGATTTAGAGATACCAACAGGGAGTGTATCAGACAGTGGAAGTTTTGTAGTAACAGGAAGTATTTCAGGAAGTGTACTAAACTTTGAAAAAGGTGATGGTACTTCTTTTGATATTCAGTTACCTTCTTCTACTATTTCAGACACTGGTAGTTTCCTTATCACAGGAAGTGTTTCAGGTAGTTTACTAACCTTAGAAAAAGGAGATGGTTCTTCTTTTGATTTAGTATTACCATCAGGAACTGGAGATACAGGAAGTCTAATAGTAACTGCAAGTTTAGCAGGAAGTACTCTAAACTTTGAAAAAGGAGATGGATCTTCTTTTAATGTTGCTCTAACAGGACAAGGAACACCAGATGGAACTTACAGGTTAGAAAGAACAGATGGAGCAGAAGCTTCTTTGAGAGGATTTGGTATCAATGCAAACTCTATTTATGATGCTACTGAAATCTCTATCAACAATGTTGATTACAGATATATAAACAAAGGAGATTACTACTACAGAATCACTACAGGATCTTTACTTAGATTCTACAACTACACCACTGGTGATTACTTTGCTAAAGAGGTAACTGATGTTACTCCTGGATACTCAGCATTTACATTTGAAGTAAGAAATGTTTATGGAGATGAGATACCAGCAATAATAAATGAACTCTATGAAGTAGATGTTGATTCAGCAGGTAGTTCAACAGCAGCACCTATCCCAAGTGGTAGTTTCTTGATCTCAGCTTCTTTATCAGGAAGTACTCTTACTTTTGAGAAGAATGATTTATCAACATTTGATTTAGAGTTACCAGAAACAGATTCAGGTAGTTTACTAATATCTGCATCTTTATCAGGAAGTACTCTTATCTTTGAAAAGGGTGACAGTTCAACCTTTGGTATTGACTTAGTCACTGACACAGGTAGTTTTGTAGTAACAGGATCAGTATCAGGTAGTTTACTTATCTTTGAGAAAGGAGATGGATCAACATTTGATTTAGAGGTACTCACTTCTTCTTATGCACACACTGCATCTTACTCACATTATGCAGTTACTGCTTCATATGTAGAGACAGCATCTATTTACTATGACACAGGTAGTTCTACAGGTTCATTTGATTTATCACGCATTCAAGTAAATGACTATGATGATAATGTAGGAGTAACTTTTATCAATGGTAAACTAACACTTACTTTTGGTACTCCAGAAGAACCATTAGTGTATGCATTAGGTACAACAGGATGGAATGGGAATAGATTTAACCAACAACCTGACAGCTACACAGTAATATCAAACTGGTTGAATAATGGATACACTTTAGTATCTGCATCCTTATTTGATGGAGATGTATTAGTAGATGGAACAACAGATGGACAAGGTATCAGTTTTGCTACTAATACAACAGGATCAGAAGTTTACTACCTCTACTACACTGCATCTTCTCCATTAGATGGAACACTTTACACTGCAGAGAGGACTTTAGTAAGAAACCTAAGTAAGGGTTTACCAGGTAATCCTACATTAGACACTACTCCTGCTGTACAGTTAGGAACAGATAACAATGAGATTGAAGTAGGAGCAACAGGAAGTATTGCTATCACAGGATCAAGAGGAAGTAGTAATGGTTGGAACTTCGACACCTTACTATTCAATCCTTCTGGATCTTATCCTGTAACTGGATCTAACACTGGATCAGCAGACATACTAATCAGTGCAACAGCAAGTTACATTTCTCCTCCTGGATTAAACATTCCAGACATAGAATCAGAGAGATATGATACTGAAACTTACACTAAGATTATTAGTGTTAGGTATGGAGCATCTGTATCAGCAAGCTTCAGTGAAGGAGAGTTATTAAATTTAGCATACTGGGATACTTCTTTAGGAGGTAGTATTGGTACTATTGACAAGGGAGTTACATCACCAAGTGGTGATGATGGAGTTATTGCATGGACACAAGATAAGTATCATTACATTGTTTATGATGCTCAAGAAGCAGATCTTGTCACCATAGTAGCAGGAGGGTTTGATGTATTGAATGCTTTCACATCATCAATAGTTGGAGACTATAAAGTTTACAAAACTAATCAACTCCAGTCAGGATATTCAGGAACAAGCATAACTTACACTTTATCATAAGATGGCGATTGTATTACCACAGGGATTTAGGATAACCAACAACGAACCAGTTGACTCGAGGATATCGGTAGCAGATCAGGGAGCTCGTCTGAGCTTCTCTGTGAACAACGTTTACGAAGGTTTGACAGTTTACCAGAGAGATGTAAACTCTATCTTTGTATTGACTGATGCCACTGACCCTACTATTACTGGTAGTTGGTCAGAGATTACTTTATCCACTGGTAGTAATGCATTTATTATTACTGGTAGTGTAGAGAAGTTTGGAGATCATAATGTACTAACATTTGAAGCAGCAGACAGTAGTTCTTTCACTTTAGATGTTTTTCCTTTCCCATTCACAGGAAGTGCAAGAATAAGTGGAAGCTTATTTATTGAAGCACCAGTCAGTACTTCAGCCTTGATCATAGACACTCCTTATTCACCTTACATTAGTAGGTCAGTAGAGGTAAATCAAGACGGGGTAGTAGTGCTTGGAGAGTCGATAGGAACACCCGAAGCAGTAGCTGGAGGATTGCTATACACTAATAATGAATACTTTTTAGGATTTTCATAAAGATTATTCTATTTATTAATAACTTGTAATAAAACAAATAAAATAATATGGCTAGTTGGAAAAAAGTCATTGTCAGTGGATCCCAGGCACACTTAGCAGGGATAACTGGCTCGGCACTAACAGATAACAGAATCGTCTTTACAAGCACTAGTGGTGCTCTCAGTACTGACGATATCTTACAGTACGTTCCACTCAGTGGTAGTGCTACAGGAGAGATGGTTCTCTCAGGCTCAATCTTCTCTGGTTCATTTGTAGGAGACGGTTCAGGACTAACAGGTGTAACTCCTGTCTTGAACCTAACAGCTTCTGATGGTAACTCTAATACTTCAGGATCTATTGATCTTAGTATTCAAGATTTACTTCTATCAGGATCTAATGGTATTGAGATTGAAGTATCAGGAAACACTATTCACTTCCACTTATCAGAATCTGTAGAAGATTTGATTATTGATGACTTAGTAGTCCTCAACTCTTCAATTCTATCAGGTTCAGTAACAGCAGCATATGCATCAGGATCACCAGGTCCTTTAGTCTGGGATCTTACACAAGTTGATGCAGTATCAGGTTCTAAGTTCTCAGGTAGTTTTGCAGGAGATGGATCTGAACTAACAGGTGTTACTCCTTTATTGAACATTACAGCATCTAACAGTCATGGTGTTTCAGGATCAAATGGATCTTCAGGATCTATTGACCTTAGTGTTCAAGATCTAATCTTCTCAGGATCCAATGGTATCAACTTAGAGGTTAGTGGAAACATTATCAATATTCACAACACTGGAGAGATTGATGATCTAACAGTCAAGAATCTTACAGTATTAGAATCAACAGTATTATCAGGTTCTACTGAAGTAACAGGAACCTTAGACATAGCAGGTCCTACTAACATCACAGGAGACTTAGGAGTTGTAGGTGATTCTACTTTCGATGGTGGAACAGTATTCACAGGATCAGCATCAGGAAGTACTACTACAGTTACTATCAATGGTGACTCAGTCCTAAATGGAAGTACTACTCTAAATGGTGGAACAACAGTTATCTCTGGATCACTTTACGGAAGTGCATCAGGATCATTCTGGGATGTAACAGGTGTACC